ACATCCCCAAGCTGGTCATCTACCCGTCGTTCGTCTGCCAGTCGGGCGGGACCAACGACCCGATTCTCCACATCCAAGGCTTTCGCGTCGTCCAGTTGAAGTAGGTGCGTCGTGTCGATGACGATCACCTACAACGTGGAGGCGTGGCGCCCGGTGAAACGCATCCTCGCGTCGTGGGTCTCGGACGGGGACGGCGATGCGAGCGGGACGACGAATGTCATCAGCGGCTACCTGCTGCGCGGCGTGACAGACCCGGGCACAACGGCCCCCACCGACGACTATGACATCGTGCTCACGGACGACGAGGGCGCGGACATCCTGGGGAACTGCCTCGATGACCTCATGGACCGGGACACGGCGGACACGGAAATCGTGGACTTCGTGATCTACGACGGGCAGGCGACGATGGCCGAGCGGCCGTGCGTCTCCAGCGCCATCACCATCACGGTGAGCAACGCGGGCGACACGAAGGAGGGGCAGGTAATCCTCTACTTCGACGGCCAGATGGCGCAGAGCCCGTAGGCGGTGACCGATGGCGCTTGCCGTTGACACCGCCGCGACCGGGTACCCGGTCACGCTCGAGGAGGCCAAGCGGCATCTCCGCGTGGACTACGCGGAGGAAGACGCGCTAATCACCACGCTCATCGGCGCGGCCACCGAGCAGGTCGAGATGTTCACCCGGCGCCAATACATGAAGGCGACGTGGACGCTGAAACTCGACGATTGGTGGGACCGCGACGATGACGTTCTGGAGTTGCCGCGGCCCCCGCTCCTGTCCGTGTCGAGCATCAAGTACGACGACGGCGACGGCGTGGAGCAGACGTGGGCGGCAACGAACTACGACGTGTATACGACGGCCAGTGGGTCGCCGTTCGGCGGCGTGGCGCTGGGGTACGGGGACTCGTTCCCGTCGCTCTACTCGCATGAGCAGGTCGTGACGGTCACCTTCGTCGCGGGCTACTCGTCCAGCGCCACGCTTGCCACGCAGCGGGCGGCGGTGCCGGACCGCGCGAAGGCGGCGGTGTTGCTGCTCTTGGGCCACTGGTACGAGAACCGCGAGGCCACCGTCACGGGCACGATCATCACACAGATACCGCAGGGCGTCCGGGCGCTGCTGTGGGGCCTCCAGGTCCCGGTGCTGGACTACTTGCGGGAGGACTAGACATGGCAGAGGTATCAGTCACGGCCGCCGAGGTGCTGGTTGGCGCGGGCGCCGTCGTCAAGACGGGCACCGCCGGCGCGACCATCACCGCGGGCGATGTGCTCTACGAAGACCCGGTGACAGGGAAGTTGCTGCTCGCGCAGCGGGACGCCACGGCGACGGAGGCCCAGGTGGTCGGCATCGCCCTCGGTGGCGGCGGCGACGGCCAGAAGATCGAGTACCAGACCGGCGGCACCATCGAGATCGGCTCCTCGGCTTCGATTGCGGAGGCGGCGGTCTACATCCTCGGCACGACCGCGGGCGCGATGCAGCCGCACACGGACCACGACCCGGACGGGACCAAGGTTCCGGCCGCGACGCAATACACGACGCTCATTGGCATCGGCAACGACGACAACGGCTTGGAGCTGTGCATCAAGCCGAGCGTGCATCAGATTTCGGCCTAGGAGGCCAATTGTCCTAGGACGGGAGAACAGACATGGCAGACCTTTCGATCACCGCCGCGAACGTCGAGAAGGCAGCGGGCGCGGTTACGGAGTCCTACATCGCTGGCGCGACCGTCACGGCGGGCCAGGCGGTCTACATCGACTCCGCCACGGGCAAGGCGGCGCTTGCCGCGTGCGACCTGACGGCGGAAGCCGCCAACGTCAAGGGCATCGCGCTGCACGGCGCGAGCGCGGACCAGCCGCTTGAGATCCAGGTGGACGGCACGATCTACCTTGGCGCGGGCACGGAGGGCGCGGTGTACGTCCTCAGCGACACGCCGGGCGGGTTCGCGTCGCACACGGACGCGGACGACCCCGCGAGCACGGAATACACGGCGGTCATCGGTGTCGGCAACGACGACAGCGGCATCGACCTCTGCATCTTCCCCACGACGTACCAGACCGCGTAGCCCATGCGCGCCGGGACGCTTGACGAGCGCGTTGAGTTGCAAGAGCGCGTCGAGACGAAGGACAACGACGGGTATGAGTCGGAGTCCTGGCGGACCGTCGCGCGCGTGTGGGTGAGCGTCGAAAACCTCAAGGCGGAGGAGCGCATCGAGGCCGAGCAACGGCGTGGTACGCGGACGCATCGCATACGGATGCGGTACCGGGCCGGGGTGACCTCGAAGATGCGGATCCGTGACGGGGACGTGGTGTACCAGATTGACGCCGTGACGGAGGGCTTCGGCCGGCGTCGTGAGTTGCAGTTGATGGCGGTGCGGGAGGAGTAGTGGCCGGCCTCGCGGTAGACATCTCCTTGGTGGGCGACAAGCGCCTCGAGCGGTTGCTTCGCATTCTGCCCGCGACGCTCCAGAAGAAGGTCGTGCGGCAGGCGCTACGCCGCGCGAGCAAGCCGGTGCTCAGGCATGTCCGCACCCTGGCCGCGTCCTATCACAACCCCGCCACGCCGTCGCAAAACTGCAAGCTGCTGTCTCGTGGCCTCAAGGTGCGGTCCATCAAGCGCACCCGTCGCTACGTCGGCGTCAAGATCGTGCCGCCGCCGCGTGAGTACCTGGGCATCCCCGCGGGCTCGCGCTGGTACTGGCCGGCGCACATGGAACTCGGCTTCGAGCACGAGAGCGGGACGCCCGTGGCCGCGCGGTCCTATCTCCGCAAGGGGACCCACGAGATGCGCGCGAAGTGGCTTCGGCTGATGCAGACGGAGATACGCCGCGGACTGTTCCGCGAGGCGAGGAAGGCGCGGGCATGAGCATCGTCTCGGCGCTCTACCAGCACCTACGCGGCGACCACGAGGTCACCTATCACGTGGGGCAGCGCATCGGGCGCAGCGTTGTCCCGCAGGGTACGGAGTTCCCGTACCTCACGATTCAGCTCCTGTCCGGCGCCAGCGACCACTATCAGGGCGGCGCGACCGCGTACGCGGACTCGCTCGTCCAGGTGGACGTATGGGCGCGCTCGACGAAGACCCGCGACAGGATCGCGGACGCCGTGCGCCGGTCAGTCGATGGATTCAGCGGGCCCATGAACACGGACGCGGGCTCCGTGTGGGTCCACCACTGCCGCGCCACGCGGGCGGACGCGGAGTATCCCAGCGCCGACAAGCGCGAGAAGCCCATCTACAACGCCCGCTTTGACCTGACCATCAAGCACGCGGAGAGCGTGCCCGTGTTTTAGATCGGCCCGAGAGGGCGCATCGTGCTAGACGCACGAGGAGAGAACGAATGGCCGGATACGACGTGGCCGCATCCTTCGGCATCGAGGTCGAATTCCTGACCTCGGACTGGTCCGCGCAACTCGTCGAGATCGACGGACCCAACTTCACGCGCGACGCCATCGACGTGACACACCAAGGCGTCGGCTCGCCCACCGCCGGCAAGGTCGGCAACCGCCTCTATATCCCGTCCGACCTCGTGGACGGCGGCGAGGTCACGATGACCATGCACTTCAACCCCGACGACACGCCCCCCGTGCATCTCGCGGAGGAGAACGTGCAGATCACGTGGCCCAAGGCCGCGAGCGACACGACCGCCGCGACGTGGACCTTCCCCGCCTTCGTGACCTCGTGGGGAGCCTCCGCGCCGCTGGGCGAGAAGATGACCATCGACGTGACGCTCAAGGTGGCCGGCGAAGTCTCCATCGTCGCCGCGACCTAGGCCGGGTAACCCGTGCCGTGCAAACAGCCCGAACGGGCACCCGACGACGGGGAGGAGCGCGAGGACCAGCCCCAGCCGGAGCCCCGCGCCCTGTCCCGTGACGACCTTCTACACGCGCCCGACCTCCCCATCGTCGAGGTCCCGATGCCCGAGTGGGGCGAGGGGCGCGTGCTGCATGTTCGCCGCCTGTCGATGGCGGAGCGTCTGGAGTTCCTGGACGCGAACGAGGCCCTGGGCCCCGACGCCTCGGAGCCGCTGAGGACCGCGCATCTTCTCGTGCGCTGCCTGTGCGACGAGGACGGCGTGCGGCTCCTGGGCGACGACGACGCCGCCGTGGTGCTGGCGCACTCGGAGGAAGTGCTCGCGCGCCTCGGCGTGGCGGCGGTCCACGTCAATCATTTCGGGGAAGACGAGATCGAGAGTGAAGCGGGAAAATCCGACGAAGCCCAGCTCGACGACTAGCGCACCGCCTCGCGCTGTCGCTGGGGCGCACCGTCGAGGAGCTGTGCGCCACGATGAGCGTGCGCGAGTTCATCGCGTGGCAGGGCTACTTCCGGGTGGAACCGTGGGAGTCGGAGAAGGCGGACCTGCGCGCCGCGGTGGGCGCGTGGACGACGGCCTCCGCCATGTCCTCGTCGAAGGGGCGGAAGCCGAAGCTAGACGACTTCGTGCCCAAGTGGGATCGCGGGGAACGGCGCCGGCGCACCCCGGAGCAGTTGCGCGCGGAGTTGGAGGCGCGCTTCCGCGCGGCGGGGGTGAAGTTCCGGGAGGTAAAGCCTGATGGCCGGGCAGAAGACGATAGCGGTCCTGGACGTTAGTCTCCGGGCGCGAACAAAGAAGTTTGAGAGCGGGATGAAGCGGGCGCGCAAGACGCTAACGCGCTTCCGCAAGAGCATCCCGGGCGTCAACCTCCTGCTCAACAAGTTCACCGCGCTCGCCTCCGCCGCGGGCGTGGCCGGCCTCGCCTACCTCATCAAGAAGGAAGCGGAGGCCATCGACACGACCACCAAGCTCGCGGACCGTATCGGTATCGGCACGGAGGCCCTTGTCGGCTTCGAGCATGCCGCGAACCAGAGCGGGACCAGCAC